GTCGCGCAGGTGGAACAAGTAGTTATGTGGCAACTGTTACGCCAACGACGTTAAGTGCAAGCAGAACGGTTACCCTGCCAGACGCGGACATCAACTTTACCACCGGGTTGGGAGTTGCCCAAGGCGGGACTGGCGTAACAACTCTGACAGGGTTGGTGAAAGGCAGTGGAACGTCGGCGTTTACGGCAGCCACCGCAGGGACTGATTATGTTGCGCCGGGGACGGCCACTTCATTTACAGCAAAACAAACATTTAGTGGTTCTTCTAGCGTACTTGCATCCGTGTTCACTAACATGGCTGAGGTTGCTACCGTATCTGCTACCGCCGCAACCGGGACGATCAACTACGACATTACTACGCAGTCGGTTGTGTACTACACCAGCAACGCCTCGGCCAACTGGACGGTGAACTTCCGGGCTTCCAGCGGAACAAGTTTAGATTCGGCAATGTCAACCGGCCAATCATTGACCGCTGCGTTCCTTGTGACTCAGGGGTCTACGGCTTACTACAACAGCGCGGTGCAGGTAGACGGGTCTTCGGTAACTCCCAAGTGGCAGGGCGGAACAGCACCATCAGCGGGGAACGCTAGTAGTATTGACGTTTACACCTACACTATCATCAAGACAGGTTCCGCAGCGTTTACTGTACTTGCGTCAGTTACTAAGTTTGCATAAGCCATGCCAACCATAAACACATTCGGCGCAGCCTCCGCAAGAGGCTTTGGGTTTTCTAGTATAACAAATACGTCTCCTCCTGCTATTGCAGTTGTACACACTAACACCCCGTATGTATCGGTGTACCCGTGGTCCAGTGGTTTTGGCGCCAAATATGCAGATGCGTCAACATTGCCAACGGGGACTGGAAATGGCGTAGCATTTGATTTAACTGGAACCGCTATTGCAATGGCACACGGGGGATCCCCGTTTATTTCTGCTTATCCGTGGTCCGCTGGTTTTGGAACCAAATATGCCAACCCAGCTACCATTCCAACCTCAGTGACGTATAGCGTAAGATTTAACGCGAACACACTCATGGTTGGTACTTCAACCAACCCTTATGTTTTAGCTTATCCGTGGTCTAGTAGTGGTTTTGGAACAAAATACACAAATCCTGCAACTCTTCCAACGGGGCTTGTCAATACCGTAGCATTTAACCCTGCAGGAGATACTATTGCCGCTGCACACAGTACTACGCCGTTTGTATCGGTGTACCCTTGGTCCAGTGGTTTTGGTTCCAAGTACGCAAACCCGTCAACATTGCCAGCAAGCACTGGGAATGGCGTGGCATTTGATTTAACTGGGTCCACCATTGCAGTTGCGCACACTACTACACCTTATATTTCAGTTTATCCGTGGTCCGCTGGTTTTGGCACAAAATATGCGGACCCAGCAACATTACCGACTGGGACTGGGCAAAGCGTAGCTTTTAACTCAAATACCATTGTAGTTTCACACAGTACTTCGCCCTATGTTGCCGCTTATCCTTGGTCCAGTGGTTTTGGAACAAAATATGCAAACCCGTCAACATTGCCAACGGGGACTGGAAATGGCGTGGCATTTGATTCAAATAGGACTTCTATTGCAATTGCACATGGTGTTACACCATTTATTTCCGTTTACCCATGGTCCAGTGGTTTTGGAACAAAATATGCAAACCCGTCAACATTGCCAACGGGGACTGGAAATGGCGTGGCATTCTACCCTAGCTAAAAGGAACTTTCATGGTCACAAATCAAGAACACCTAAACAACCTCGTTGTTGCCGCATTCCATCGTGAGATGGAGTTTTATCAATATCAGATCAACATCGACAACTACACAGTAATGCTTGCCGCGCTGCCGCAAGATAGCTGGCCCGATGCGCTGCTTCCGTACAAAGACGCGGCTATCGATAAGCTACCGGAAAGCTTTGACGACACTACTGTTAACTCAATTTCCGACTACCAATATCGTGACCGTCTTCGCACCCTGCTGCGCACCGAAAAAGTCGAGCAAAGCAAGTCCGCTCGTGTTCGGGATGCACTGAAAGCGCAGATCGGTTCAGACTACGATGCCCTGCTCGCTTTGTACAAAGCCAACCAAGCGTAAAAGTAATTTTTTTGTTAGGTAGACTAAAATGGAACACGCAAATATTTCTATTCAACTTTTGAATGCCATCCTTCAGCACTTGGGCAATCAACCCTACGCTCAGGTATTCCAGTTGATTCAGGCCATCCAGAAGGAAGTGGCGGATTCTAAAAAACCAGAAGAGAGCTAATTGAAATGGCTACCCTATCGGACGTAGACCACAAGATTGATGCCCATGTGGACGTTTGTGCCGTCCGATACGAGGGTATTGAGCGTGAGATGAGAAGTGTTCACGCAAGGATTAAACGTCTAGAACAGATTCTTATCACTGGAGGGGGGGCAATAATTATGTTGCTCGTGACAATGATAATGAAGGGGCATTGATGGAACTTGTTGAGCTTTTTCTCAAGGCGTGGCCGGTACTATTAGGTATCGTTACGCTAATCATCGTGCTGTCAAAACTTGACTTGCGGGTGGCTGTGCTAGAGGAGAAGGTCAAGAGTGCGTTTGAGATCATCAACAAGATGAAGGACAGGCAGTGAGCGAAAAACTTGAAGCCAAGAGTCAGCTAATCGAAAAGACTGCGTTTGCGGTTCTGCCAATTTTGTTTACCTGCGTGGTGTACCTGATGTCAGCGTTGGACAAACTCACGCATGAGGTTACTGTACTTAACGCCAAAATATCCCTCGTTGTTACATCCGACAACAAGCAAGCCGTGAACTCTGGTGCGGAACTCGCAAGAGAAAAATTGCGTCAAGAACTTGAGAAAGAAATTCAGCGCAACCGTGACATGATTCACGACAACCAGAAGCACATCAGTATCATAGAAGACCGGATGTCGAGGAAATAATGGCTGACTTCAACCCTGCCTTTGAAAAAATGATCCATGACGAAGGTGGATACCAACTGACAGACATTCCGGGTGACCGGGGAGGACAAACGTATGCAGGAATCGCAAGAAAACCAAACCCTCAGTGGGCAGGGTGGCAGTACATTGATCGCAAGGATTTCGGATCGGCTACTCCTTTGGTTCGTGAGTTTTACAAGTCTAATTTCTGGGATCGTGTCCGAGGTGACGATCTTACGAACCAAGCTATTGCGGAAACCATCTTCAACTTCTCCGTCAACACCGGAGTCGGCGTCGCAGCCAAGCTCGCCCAGCTTATCGTTGGTGTCACCCCAGACGGCGCAATCGGCGCAAAAACCGTCGAACGGTTGAATATCTGTACTCCAGAAAAATTTTTACCAGCCTATGCGTTAGCAAAGATTAGCCGGTACACGCAGATCTGCAACAAGGACAGATCTCAGTCCAAGTTCTTACTCGGCTGGATCAACCGCACTCTTGCAGGACTCAAGTAATGGATCTGATTGGAATAGGGTCGATAATTGAAGGCGTGGGTAAGGTTGCCGGTGACCTCATTACCACCGATAAAGAGAAACTCCAGATGGCGCTCGAAGAGCGCAAACTCGATCTGGAGGAAAAGAAGATTGACCAAGCCACTGACTTGGCACAAGTTGAGGTCAATAAGATTGAAGCGGCAAGCTCTAATTTTTTTGTCTCTGGCTGGCGTCCTGCTGTCGGCTGGATTGGGGTTCTGGGTCTGGCTTACCAGTTCCTTGGGTATCCGCTGATGCAATGGCTCTGGGCTTTTGGTCAAGGGGTGGATATAATTCCAAAGGAACTGCACCCTCCGCCCGATCTTGACGTTGAGCAACTCATGACGTTGCTTGCTGGGCTGCTTGGGTTTGGCGGCATGAGGTCGTTTGAAAAACACAAGGGAGTGGCCGCAAAATGACAGTCGCAGCGGTAATGACGTATGACTCTTTAGTCAACGACATTTCAACCTACCTTGAGCGGACTGACACGGCTACGCTAGACAAGATCCCGCAGTTCATCATGTTTGCGGAGCAGGTTCTGGCGTCGGAGATCAAGTTCCTTGGCAACTTGACGGTGGCTGACGGGACGATGACCGCGAGCGACCCGGTGATAGACAAGCCTGCTCGGTGGCGCAAGACCGTTTCCTTCAACGTCACAACCGGTGGCGAGCGATCCCCGGTGTTCTTGCGCAAGTACGAGTATTTGCGTGAGTATTGGCCAGACGATACTCAGACGGGGCTACCTGCGTTCTATTGTGATTACGACTACACGCATTGGCTAGTGGCCCCAACCCCAGCGGCGGCGTACTCGTTTCAGGTTCTGTACTACGAGCGCAATCAACCGCTGGACTCGGCCAATCAATCTAATTGGTTTACCCAGTACGCCCCGCAGGCGATGCTTTACGGATCCTTGTTGCAAGCGATGCCGTTCCTCAAGAACGATGAGCGGATCCCAGTCTGGCAGGCAATGTACGACAAGGCGATTGCATTACTCAAGCAAGAAGACTTGACCAGAGTAGGCGATCGTCAAACGATGGTGAAAGACTCATGAGTTTCAACAGCCCATTCACTGGCAACGTAATCCAGCCAACGGACGTTTCTTACGCTGCTTATGCCTTAACGTCTACCACGGGGACCATTCAACTTGAGTGGCCACTAAACGGTAACGACACGGACTATGTGGCCGCACGGGTGATGCAGGTCAGCACGACTAGCACGTCCTATGAGCTATGGATGCCACCGGCCAATCAGGCGTCTGTAGGTCAGGATGCTCTGATCTACAACACTGGCGGTGTAACGCTAACTGTCAAGTCGTATGGTGGGGCGAGCACGATCGTCTCAATCCCTTCAAGCGGGGGTTCGGCTCAATACATCTTCATCACGTCAAACGCTAATACGACGGGGACGTGGGGTGTCATAGCGTTTGGGTCCACTACGACCAACTCCAATGCTGCAACGCTTGCCGGGTATGGTTTGACGGCCATCGGGGCAACGCTTAATCAGTCTC